AAAAAATGAGTGACAACGACGAATTTAATCAGGCTATGGAAGCAGCATCCCTATTACCAGACAGGTATTACATCATATTAAGACCGACAGGTAACGGCGAATTTACCTTGTCAGCATATGATACGACAGGTAATACATACGATGACGATGAAGATTTCAACCCTGCTATGTTGATACAGGAAGGCGCAATTGATATGATACGACTTCATACAGATGAGTTGTACGATCAAGGTGTAGCGTCCGTGAAGTTTCGTCTAGCAGGACAAGAGATGCTTGATGAGGCAGAGATCGAAGATCCCAAGCTGATTAAATCAGTAGAGGATAACGTTATTAGAGTAGACTTTGGTACAGAACAATGAGACTGAACGACTATCAAAGAAAGGCGGAATCTACTGCAGTTTATCCAGATGAATACCGTATCTTGTATCCTACTTTGGGCTTGGCAGGTGAGGCTGGTGAAGTTGCAGATAAAGTAAAAAAGGTATACCGTGACGGTGAACCTTCTATGTTTCACAAAGAGGAACTTGCAAAAGAACTTGGAGATGTGTTATGGTACATTTCTATACTGGCAAGGGACTTAGGCTACAGCTTAGAATACGTTGCACAAATGAACATAGATAAGCTTGAAGACCGTATGTCTCGCGGTAAAATAAAAGGCAGTGGAGACAATAGATGAGGCACGAAGATTATATAAAACATTTGGAAAAACTAGAAGCTTCTGGCAAAGAAGCATACGGGGGAGTAGACCTTGTCAATAGTCCGCCACACTATAACCAAGCAGGTATCGAATGCGTTGACGCAATCGCGGCGGCGACAGACGATGGCTTCCAATACTATCTGCAAGGAAACATTATCAAATACCTCTGGAGATACCGATACAAAAACGGAATCCAAGACCTTGAAAAAGCCCAGTGGTATCTCAACAAACTGATCGAAACATTAGAGAAGGAATAAGACATGAGCAACATGCTACCAACATCATATCAACAATTTATCCACAAGTCACGCTATGCACGTTGGCTAGATGATGAACAACGCCGTGAGAATTGGGACGAGACTGTGGATCGATACGTCGGTTTCATGGAAAACCAGATTCAGGGCAAGTGCGGCGTTAAGCTAGACAAGAAGGTAACCGACGAATTACGTGAAGGTATCTTGAGTCTTGATATCATGCCATCTATGAGAGCAATGATGACAGCAGGGTCAGCGTTGGCTCGTGACAATATTTGCGGCTATAACTGTAGCTACATTCCTGTAGATAGCCCTCGCGCATTCGACGAATGTATGTATATCTTGATGTGTGGTACTGGTGTTGGTTTTAGTGTGGAGAGAGAAAATGTGGATAGATTACCTGTTGTATCCGATAATTTTGGTAGTTCTGACATCGTTATTTCAGTAGGCGATAGCAAGCCGGGATGGGCAAAAGCTTTGCGTGAATTAATTGCGCTGCTCTATGCTGGACAAATTCCTACTTGGGATATGTCTCAGGTTCGTCCTGCAGGTGAACGCCTCAAGATTATGGGTGGACGTGCATCAGGCCCACAGCCTCTTGCAGATCTCTTTAACTTTGTTGTTGAAATATTCAAGAAAGCTAAAGGGCGTCGGTTATTTCCTATCGAATGTCACGACCTTATGTGTAAGATTGGTGAGATCGTTGTTGTCGGTGGAGTACGTCGCTCTGCCCTGATTAGTTTATCTAACCTAAACGATGATCAAATGGCACACGCCAAATCAGGTATGTGGTGGGAAGGTGAGCCACAACGTGCTCTGGCAAACAACTCTGTAGCGTATAAAACAAAGCCAGAGATGGGTACGTTTATGCGTGAGTGGCTTGCCCTATACGACAGCAAGTCCGGTGAGCGTGGTATGTTCAACCGTGAAGCGGCAGACAAGCAAGTCGGTCGTAACGGACGCCGTGAGCAAGGTCACATGTGGGGAACAAACCCGTGCTCTGAGATTATTCTGCGCGGCTATCAGTTTTGTAACCTGTCAGAAGTAGTGGTTCGTGAAACCGACTCTCTAGACTCTCTCAAGCGCAAGGTTCGTCTCGCAACTATCTTGGGAACCCTGCAATCTACCTTGACAGACTTTAAATACCTAAGAAAGATCTGGAAAGACAACACAGAGGAAGAGCGTTTGTTAGGCGTATCCTTGACTGGTATCATGGATCATCCTGTGCTTTCAAAGAATGTAGACAGCAAGCATTGGCTAGAAGAAATGCGACAGGTAGCCGTAGATACAAATAAGAAGTTTGCGAACATGCTTGGTATTCCACAGTCATCGGCTATTACTTGTGTCAAGCCATCTGGTACAGTATCTCAGCTTGTAGATGCAGCTAGTGGTATACACGCACGGCATAACGATTACTTTATTCGTACAGTTCGGGGTGATAACAAAGACCCCTTGACACAGTTCCTCATTGAAAGTGGTGTACACAACGAGCGTGACATGATGAAGCCAGACTCTACGACTGTTTTTAGCTTCCCTATGAAATCGCCTGACGGTGCCGTAACTCGCACACAGACAACGGCTATCGAACAGCTAGAACTGTGGAAGACATACGCGATTCACTGGTGTGAACACAAACCTTCTATCACTGTTTCGGTTAAAGAACATGAATGGATGGAAGTCGGCGCGTGGGTGTATGAGAACTTTGACGTGGCGTCAGGTGTATCATTCCTTCCACACAGCGATCACACATACCAACAGGCTCCGTATCAGGACATCGAACCTGATGAATACTTGGAATGGAAGAAAGTGTACGAGGGTGTGACTATTGACTGGAACAAACTTTCTGAGTTTGAAAAGGAAGATAACACCAGCGGCTCTCGTGAACTGGCCTGTACTGCAGGTGTGTGTGAAGTAGTTGACTTGAATGCGGCGTAGATTTCGTATGGATATGAAGAGGTATACTAAGTCAGAGCCTGTTTTTGAAGATGACGATTGGTGGTACTACAGCCCCAGCGGGTATCGTCAACGTGTCTCTACTCATGCCGCCAAAAACAAAAATAGAATGTATGTTAATGGTAGGTATATACCCTCTTCACATCCCTTACATAAACCCGGAAGGTACAAAGCCCTAGACGATGTTTGGTCACATACTGAGATCGAAAAGACATCTGAAGGGGAAGTGTACTTGATTATGAATCCAGCATGGCCTGAGTGGGTGAAGGTTGGTAAGGCGGCAATTGCAACCGACAGGTTATCCAACTACCAAACATCTTCACCCTTTCGGGACTACATCATAATTAAATCTATAAAGACAAAGGACAGACATGCTACCGAAACCGACTTGTTAATTAGGTTCGAAGCTGAATCTGTTGAGCGTCGTGGGGAATGGTTTAAGATAAGCAAGGAGAAAGCAAGTGAACTGCTGGCACTGTAAACATGAGTTGACATGGGGCGCAGACCATGATATAGCTGAAGAAGATGAAGAGTATTGCATGGAAACAAACCTGAGTTGTTCTAGCTGCGGTTCGTTTGTAATGGTGTTCCTACCGAAAGAAGGTATCTATGATCCAAGTAAAAATAACTCCTAGCATCATTGCTCGTGCTAAAAAGAAAGCCGCCTCTGTAGGTAATCTACAGGGCAGCATAACTGGTAGTCTATCTAATGTTGTCGGTGCTATCGGTGAGATTATCGTACAGGATTACACTGGCGGTATCGAAGCCAACAGCAAGGACTTTGACTTGATGGTAGGAAACCGACGTGTTGACGTAAAGACTAAGCGGTGCAACACAACCCCTTCACCCAACTACGATTGTTCTGTAGCGGCACATGGTACGAAGCAAGACTGTGATAGCTACGTGTTTGTTCGTATCCTTACTGACCACAGTAAAGCGTGGATACTTGGGGAAATACCTAAAGCAGACTATTACAAGAAAGCAATCAAATATCGGGTGGGTGATGTTGATCCTGCTAACGGCTTTGTTTTCAAAGCTGACTGTTACAACCTAGCAATACAAGAACTAGAGACTGTCAATGGCAAAGAAGCAGCATAAAGCAAACCTATTTCAATTTACAGCGTACTTGAATCAGGATGGAAACGTGGAACTCGTGTGGGATGGCGTACCACCCAGCGAGTTTGAATCCGCAATGAATAAAGGGATGCCAGAGTATGAAGGTGCACACTCAATAGCATCCCTGTTAAGGTATCTCAGATCGATGGGTGATGAAATGATGGAGAAATCCCGCACCTACATCTAAGATTATTTCTTTTTCTTTTTGTGTTCCTTAATTACTTCGAATCGTGCATTCAAGAACGAACCCCGATGACGCTTGTAACCGTCTTTGGGGTTTTTCATTAGGACAAAGTCTTTGCCCTGTTTCATCCAGTGATAGCCCTCTGGGGCACGAACAACTTTCCTAGCCACGCTTCTTAGCCTTTCCCCCGTACATCATGTACCCCATGTTATTTCGTACAGGTTTTGGTAGTTTACCTAGTCCTTTGTTATCTTCAGGTACAGGTTTCAGGCTTGCCTTGCCACCATCTGCCATGCTCATAGACAGGGGCGGTTGCATAGTCGGTTTCTGTTTCTGCTGGGGCTGCATCATCGGATTAGACGACATCATACCACCCATCTGTGCCTTTTTACGGGGCTTGGTTGCTGTGCCGCCGTACATCATAGGCTTACGTGTCTTGCCGCCACAAGCGTATGAACCCGACTTGCGTGGGCCGTTATTGTACTGTTTCATCATTTTTCTCCTCAGTAATACCATAGCGTTCTTGCAGGGACGGGATCTTAACTGCCCCTTCTGCTGCTCCTCGTGCAAGATAGTTTTGTACACGTAAGCTAAATGTTTTGATGTCTAACTCAGTCAGGCGTTCTGGGTTGGTTAGAACGTTTGCCATGAACTCTGCGGCTTGTCTGTCGCTAAGAGCCAAGTTAATTAGGTTCTGTTTGTTTTCCAGCATCATGCGAGTGGCTGCTTCAGTACCAACATAGAGTGGACTGACCATTCCCCGTGCAATGTTAAAGACACGAGAGAATACAGAGTCGAGGGACATGCCCTTCGTTGCCCGACCTGCGCGGAAGTCTAGGGCATCTCCCATGCTATAGCTAGACCAACGAGCGATACGCTGAAGCTGATCTACGTGATCTGTGCCTAACACTGCTTCCATAACTGCAGCCCGTCTAGGATCAGATACGTCATCAATAAACGTATTGATCTTTGTTACGTCACCACGCAACCGACCCGATGGGGCATCTAAGCCTGTCTGCACACCCCCGCGTTCAAAGATACCACGCAGATACATATACTTCATGCTTTCACGTACTTGGTCTTCTGTCAGCTTGCCGCCACTCTGTGCTACAAATTCAGCTATAGTATTGTTGTAGCTTTCTGGGGTGGCGTTTTCAAAGAACTCTGAATAGAAGGCTTTAGGGTTGTTTATTAGCTTTGTGTTTTGTGAAAGCTGACCAATCGTTTCGTTGATTGCATCCAACTCTTTTTTCTGTGCAATACCAAGTACACCAGAGGTTACGTCTACCCGCTTACGAATAGCTTCGTATTCGACTCGTGCGTCTTTATTGGTTTGCATAATTTTGTCCCAGCTTGCAGCACGGTTCTTAATTGCGTCTAGTTCTACACCCCCCGCGCTTTGAAACACACCTTGTTCGTCGATGTAACCGACCCGCAGTTCGTTTTCGATGTCAACGATACGCATAGCTTTGCTAAAGTCGTACGTCATCTTTTTGCTTGCCACGTCCATACCTTCGTTCAAGATCTCAATAGACAAATCCGCATCACGTGCCATTTTGTCTGATATCTTTTTACTGATCATAGTTTCAAGCATTTGCTGCGCCATGTACGCATTTCGCTTTTGTACTGGATCACGGAAATCAAATACCAGCCTACCATCGGCACCCTTTGTGCCACCTAGAAGATACATAATGCGATCCCGCTCTTTTGCAATAGCTTGCAAACTTTCGGTGGGATCAGCTTCCTCTGTAATCTTAACAGCAAGGTTTGCAATCTTGACGAAGGGTGCTTCAGGTGCTTTGTTTTCATCTGGATAATAGTAGCTACGGCTTTCGTCTGCAGGTCTTTTGCGTTCACGTCCGTCACGAACCACCTGTGCGTAGCGTCCTTTATCAACTCTGTTACCAACGTTATCCTGATAGGTCTGACGTGCTTTTGTAATCTGTTGACGTACTGCAGGATCGTAGTTACTATACACTCCATCTATAGTATCTTTGAATTCTTGAGCAATGTCGGCTTCCAAGCGCGAAGGAGTCTTGGACTGTCGGCTCAAGGTAATGGCTCTGTCACGGAAGTACCGATATACATTTTCAACTTCAGAAGGTTTAGCTGCAAAGAATTGAAGAGGCTCTGCGCTATTTTCAGCCAGTTCCAAAGCCAAGTCGACGTAGCCAAAGTTTTCTAAGCCATCTACTTCGCGTCTCTGTGTAATCAGAGCCGTGATAGTATCCTCACCGAATTCTGCAAGCAAACCACGACGTGCCATAGTCCGCATAGCATTGTGAAGATCTTTACCACCTGCCTTATTAAAGAATCCCTTCATGCCGCCGAACACTACAGACAGAGGCTTGTCCTTCATGTCTTCAGTCATGTCGACTAACCGACGCATAACGTCTGTCATGTCGAGGGTATCCTCACCAACCATATCATCGACCTTGCGGTATTCAGCAGACGCAAGGGCTTTACGTCTGCCATACTCTGCGTCGAACATGATGTCTGCAACGCGACGAAATTCTTTAGTGAATGTATTCGTATCCATACTAGAAGACAGATCTTTTATGGCCTGTAACTCTTCTTCTGCGGACTTAATTATGCGGTTGTGCATTTTTACTACACGTTCACCTCTGGTGATAATACCTGCAACTTCCCCCGTATCCAAGATGGTTTCTAATTCTACAAGCTTATCGATTGTGTCAGTATCTATACCTTCTGTTACACCTACGTTTTCTACGTAGCTTTCAAGAGCAAGGTACATTTCCTGTTTCTTTTTGTTCAGGTTGCCCTGTTGGAATGCAATGCTTTCTGCAGTATCATTCATCAACCGCTGTAAACCGACGTTCGAATCTAAGTCTACACCTGAATTCTTACGGATCAAATCCTTTAATAGATTCAGGTTTGTTGTCATACCTTCTAGGGTAGCTTCTTCTGCCCCGATGGTTTCCATAATTTCTGGCATCTTTTTGGTAAGATTAGCCGCATTCAAATCTTGAACTGCAGTTTTTTGAAATGCAAGAAGCGGCGCAATACCTGTCGCTTGTGCCACAGTCAAATGCAAAGTAGGCAGGGCTTCTGCAATTGCTTCATCTGACATACCGACTGCAAACATGTCATCACGGAAACCATTGATCATTTTGTTGTAGTCGAGAAGAGACTGGTAGGCTTTTTCTCTGTACTCAGGAGTCATCTGATTAAATAGTTTGTTTAACTGAGTGAAGGCAGCTACATCTTGGTCGGTTACAGCACGTCCCATCTCAACCATTACAGAACGCATCTTTGCTTCGTCCCCTTTTACAAGGGTGCCTTGTGTGATGAATGGGAGAAAGTCTGAATTTTCCAACATCAAACCGACATCCTTGATGGTGTTGTCGGTAATCGTGTTTATGGCTTTGCTCCCGCCCCAAACCGCAAGGCGTGATACAGACGGTGCAAGCATAGGTGCTGTAATACCGACTATTGTGTCGCCATCTACACTGAATGCAGTAAAATCTGTTGGTAGTGCGGCTGCACCTAAACCGACTGCAGTAGCAATCAAAACATCATCTCTTGCTACAGTACGCATGTACGGACTGTTGATTGTGCCCGTGCCCTTACGCAACTGATAACTACGCAGGTTTGTTTTAAGAACGTCGCGCTGCTTTCCTAGTTCTATGCGTTGTACATCATCTAGGTTGGGATCGTCTAAACGTTTATTTATTGCGGTTATGTCATCTTCATAGCGGGAGATAGTAGCCCGATGCGAGGTCAACTGTTCGCCCATTGTAAGACGACCCCGTGCTCTTACGTTACCAGCCGTAGCAAAATTAAGTGCACCTTTAAGGGGGGCAAGAAATCCTGAACTTTTCTCAGCACGAAGAGACTGATACACTTCGTAGTCGGTTTTATCTACGTACTTTATTGTGTTAGACTTACGTGCATTCTGAACAGCCCCTATTGTTTTTGATGCACGGGAAACACCGATAGCAGTGCCGACAAGAGTAAACGGAGCCTGTTCAGCAAAGAACAAAGCCGCTTTACTACTTGCGGGTAATTCTTTGTAGGCAAGTTCTAGGATACCGTCTGCAGAAGCGTCGTCCAAACCGACATCCCGATACTCGACGTTTCCGTTTTCGTCTAGCTTGTACTGTGATTTACCATCTACAACCTCAATCAAAGGGACTTGGTGATCTTCACGCCAAGCATCTTCACCGTACTCAGCTATGAATTTCTTTTTATATTCACGCTTTAAAGATGCACGGCTAGAATCTAATACTACACTATCATTCAGTAGTCTGTCGTATTCGCGCATCCACCCCTTTTGTCCCATCCTTTTGCCAAAGGATTCTGCAAGGGTACTATCAAAATCTCTGTCGCCAAACATGGCTTCACCCGCAGCATCTTTTAAAGCCCCTGCTGCGCTGGTTGCCATACCTACAATCAGAGGTAATCTTGCAAGTTCCCCCGGCAAATCTTCTCCGGCCCGAAGAAACTCAGTCAGGGTATCTCCAGTTTTGAACTGCGAAAGAATCAAGTCTTGCCCACGACGGGTGAGGTTTGGGTTGGTTTCAGATATTAGGGCAGCTACCTTCTGTCGGTTTTTTACCGCATCAGTAAGAATAGACTTGAAGTCTGCGCTATATTCGTCTGTCCATTC